TCCGTCCCCTGAATCTCCTTCCATAATATGATCTAGTAGATATTGTTTAGGAGATTCACAACGAACAAAATCTTTCTTTATAGTACTGTATTGTTCTACTTCTGGATAAATTTGAAGTTGTTGAAAGTCATTATCATTTGATACTATTAAAACAGATTCTGTTTGATGATGATGCTTTGCCAGCACAGCAATAATATCGTCTGCCTCTGCACCTGCGATTCTGATATTCTTGTAGGGCAGAACATCTAATATTTCTGTTCTAACAATAGACATGTTTTCGTATATCTCTGTCCAATTTACGCCGGAAGTCTGTTGTTTACGTTTCCTGTTTTGTTTGTAATGCGGGAATTTAGTTTTTCTCCAAGACGGACCTGCATCGTTACAGACAACTATTTTTCCGTATCTATTTCCAAACTTTTTATTGATAAATCTGTACGAATTGAATACGAGATGTCGTATAAAATTAGTGTCCATTACAGGATTTGATTTCATATTTTGAAATATGCTTGCAATTAATAATTGACTATTGTCTACTAGAATCATAAAACGATCATATCATAAAAATTAAAAAAGTCAATGGGATATCCAATGTGGATTATTTTTAATATTTTGAAATATGTATTCTTTATTTGTTATTGTATTGAACCATCTATCCCCAGATCGAAGATATCCTGTTGGTTTAGTTATCGACTGAACTCTTCTATTGGGTATATTTCGTAATTCGTTCCAAACAGCAGACTTTTCAAATGGTTCATATGAACTAGAAACGTCTTCTGATGCGTAATATAATCTATCGTTATAGGCTACAATTTCATTCTTTGAATATTGTATTGTATTACCATTATGATCTACTTTTTTAAAGTATTTTACTTTAGAAAAATCTATATCTGTTATATTTAAAGATTCATTTAAATTCGTTGTAGGCTGCGTACTTTGAACTAATTGATTTGAATTCATTGTAGGCTGCGTACTTTGAACGAATTGATTTGAATTCGTTGTAGGCCGCGTACTTTCGACGTAAGGAAAAGTAACCCCAGGAAGTTCAGGATACGTCATATAACTACTCATGATATTTTATTTATACAACTCAAAATAATACAATCTTGATTTATTCTTGTTTTTGCCTGCATTTCTTTTGTTTTTATTCCGTTCCACAATCTTTCCATGAATTTTAAGTTTGTGGGATTTATAGCAGTAAAAATATTTTTGGGATTTCTTATTTTTTTCTTTTTGCTATTAGTTTGATCAATATTGATCAAAGTTGATCCTTTTACTGATATAGAAGTAGACTGATATCTATAAATAAATCTATTTTTTGTATTATAAACAAAAATAATAGAAGACCCTATTATGTCTATGGGATTTTGGGATCGTAATCCTAGATCTGATTCTTCTACTTTATATTTCAATTTCTTTACCAACTTATCTGCAGTTTTGGGTTTTGTTTTTCTTATACTTTTAGCTTTTACGACTAATCCAGTTTGTAATCTACAAAACAAATCTTCATAAAACTCCAATACAAATTTCAATTGTTTAGGAGTAAGATAAGAATAGGCTTCAACTAATTGAAGATCTTTTTTGTTTTTTGCCAGTCTTATTTCTTTGATATTTCTTTCTAGGATATCCATTATTTCGTCTTCTACTAATTTTACTATACTATTGGTCAGTCCACCAATAAATGTTTTAAATTCAAATCGAAGTTGTTGGTTTTTTTGAATTGCAAGTATTTGATTATCTATTGCATTCAATATTTCGGATATGGTTTTTTGTACAAAATATTTTTCTTGTATAGATTTAGTTTTTCTTATTTGTTCTAGTTCTATGCCTCTTTTGGCATCTAATCTTATGAAATTTAATATTTCAGATTCTAATAAATTTTTTTCTGTTTCTGGAAGACGAATACCGTCTTGTTCCATCTTAAGATAAATTCCGGCTGGTTTGAAATTTTTGGAATGAAGAGTTTTTAGATTAAGATACGGTTTATTATTTGTCTTGAGATAAGTTATTATGATTTCTTTACAAATATGATCTGTAGTTTTCCCATCGTAATGAAGAAATTTTCCATAAAATTCATTATCGTATTCCTTTGTTCCATATTCTGCAGATTTGAAGACTACAGAAGACTCTGTGATTAATTTTTGTTTCCGTGCCATGATTTCAGTATATAGAAGACTTAATTTGAGTCAAGTGATTAATTTGAAATCATTTTGCTAAAATTTTGTTTCTTTTCGAAAGAAATTACATGCTGAAATTTATCCATAAGTTGATCGGCCTTATGGCTAATAATATAAGTATTAGAATTTTGACTTACGGTTTTGATTAATTTTATTAATTCTTCCGTTCCTACCACATCCAAAGAAGAATCAAACACTTCATCTAAAATTAGTAAATTACAATTAACACTATTTTTTGCTCTGGCTATTTCTCTCCATGCCAACAAAAGAGAAAGATCAATTCTCATTTTTTCTCCTTCAGAAAAATTCTCATAAGAAAAAATATCTCTGTTTCTACTCTTTATTTGTTCTTCAAAATTTTCATTTAATTCAAATTGAACAAAGAAGTCCATAGATCTTAAAAATTTATTAATATAAGAATTTATGTGTGGCAAATAATATTTCATTATTTTACTTTTGACGCCAGAATCTTTCAATAATTCAAATATATTTTCATTGTAAATAATTTCTTCTGATATTTCTTTTTTATTGTTTTCTAATAATTCATTTTCTATTTGCAAATCGTTTAGTTTTTTATGCTCAGATTCTAATATCTTATCTTTTTGAGTTTTAAATTCTTTCTTTTTAAACAGCTGCACTAATTGAGATTTATTTGATTCTATATTTGCCTCTTTTTTTCCAGAAATAATCTGAAGTTGTATTATAGAGTCTAATTGGGATAGAATTTCTTTATATACAGATTCGGTTGAGTGTAATTCTTTTTCTAAATCAACAAGAGCTATTTGCTGTTTTTCTTTTCTTTCTGTCTCTTTTTGTATTTTCGATTCTTTGAATTCGAGATCAATTTTTTGACCACACTGAGAGCAAGAATCATTTTCTTTATAAAATTCTATTTTTTTTGAAAGAGAACGAATATTATTGTTAAATTTTATTTGAAGTTCTTTAAATTTTTCTAAATTAGTTTTTATTGTGTTTTTATTTTTAGTTGATTCAATTGAATCACATATTTTTTGTGTTATTTTTTTGTGATCTTCTTCTAGTATTTCTAGTATTTTTTCGATATCTTTTATTTCTTGATTCAGTCGATCTTCATATTCTGTTGTATCTGAAGTTATATTTTGAATATATTTTTCTTGAGTTTCTATTTTATTCTTTATAATTTCTATTTTTGTTCCTAATTGTTTTAGATTTTCTCTCATTTGCATAATCTTACCTTTTATGATTATGTTCATATTAGAGAATATGTCAATATCTAAAATATTTTCTATAACTAGTCGTCTGTCATTTGTAGACAATTGCATAAATGGCACAAAGGAAGAACTTCCTAAAATAATTACCTGAGTGAACGTTTTAAAGTTCATCTTTAATATAGAATCTTCTAGAATTTTTTGATAATCCAAACTATTGGAATCTTGATTGATTAATTCCGAATTTTTATAAATTTCAAATATTTTTGGATTTAATCCTCTTTTGATTAAGTATTCATCAGAACCTTTAGAAAATTCTATTTCTACAATACAATTTTTAGTATTAATACTGTTTGCTAATTGAGATATATTGACTTTTCTAAAAGGTTTTCCAAAAAGTCCGTAAGTTATAGAATCTAAAAAGGCAAAAGATTTTCCACTACCATTATTTCCATAAATTAAAGTAGTAGAATTTTTATTTAAATTTATTGTCGTGAACGAGTTACCAAATGATCCAAAATTTTTAAATTTAACCGTTTTGAATATTATCATCTAATTTTTTCTCTGGAACGACCATAGATCTAAATTGTACTTGTTGTTGTTCTTTTTGTTGTTCTTTTTGTTCGTGTAGTTCCATTATTTTATTGTATAGTGTATTATTATTTTGCAGGCGAGAATTAAAGGGATTATACATGTCTTTATTAAAAGCAAGATTCTTTTGACTAAAGGTAATTGGATTAATTGGTCTTTCTTCTGGATTTAATCCAGTATTATGTGAATCTTTTTGTTGACAACTGGAACATCCTTGTGTGGGGAGTTTTGGTTTTTCTAGACGAAGATTGCCTTCTCTTAAGCTTTTTGCATATCCATTTCCATAATACCAAAATATTTCTTCTCCTTCTTCGATATTTCTTAGTGCCGCGATAAACATTCTTTTCATTGCTTTATCATATATCCAATACGCATTAGGTGCATCAGAATGATTATAAATCATAGCATTTCCTGTTGGCATAACATATGTCGGCCCATTTTCTGCACAAATAGGATCTCCTGGATCGCATGGCCAGGTAAAGCAATACTTACTCACAACCCAATCTCTATTTGATTTAGTTGTAGTATCCAGTAAAATAGCACTTACTTCTTCTATTATTTCCCCAGAATTTATATTTTGTTTTGCAAAACAACCAAGTCCCTGTATAGGTGACTTTCCTACATATGCTTTAGATTCTATGAATTTCGTAGGTGTTGAAAATTGAATGGTCTTTGTTTTATTATCTATGACTGCAGCTGTTTGTTGTTTTGCTGCTGATTTTCCGCTGTTGGGTAATTCTACTGTTGTTTCTATTGTTGGTTGATTTGTTAGTAATTCGTTCATAACGAAAGAGCCTCCATATAAATGTCTTTTACTATTAATTTTAGTTTTTCTTTATTTAAATCATTAGTTAAAAGATCAATTTCTTTATTTATGATACTTAATGTATCCTGAGTCACGTCTATTTCAAAATTTTCTATTTTTTCACTAAAATCGTCTATTATTGTTAGTTCTTGTGTGTCTATAGTATACAATTTATTTATGAACTTGTCAAATATAAAAGGTTTATTTTTTGATTTAACTATAACTTTAATAAAAGTATTTTTATACTTTTCGTAATTTTCTTCTAATAGTTCTTCTCCTAATATAGTATCGTCATACCGAATGATATTAAAAGCTCTTCTTTCATTTTCTATGAAATCTAATTCTCGTGTTTGAGAATCTAGTACATGAAATCCTTTAATTGTTCCAGCATCGGCAAAATTTAATTGATATTGAGATCCAAGATAATGAATATTTCCTTTAGATTGTTTGATGTGAAAATGTCCCGATAAAACCATTTCAAATTTATCAAAAATAGATTTATCTATTCCTTCTTTGTGTTGCACTCCTGATATGACTTCAAATCCATTTATTTCTAAATGGCCCATAAGAATATTGCTACTAGATTTTTTAATAAAATCGATATGCTCTTTAGAATTAAATTCGTTTATCCAAGGACAAAATCCTAACTTCATTTCGTCTATTTGTATTTGGGTAGGATGATCATATAGAATAATGTTCTCATATCCTCGAAATAATTCTTTTAACGAATTAACTTCATTTGTATTTTTAAAGTAAGTATCATGATTTCCTATTATTATTCTGAAAGTACATCCTTTGGGAATCTTTTCCAAAAATCTTTTTCGAACTTCTTTCAAAGTATTAAAATTAATATATTTTCTTCTGTCAAAAAAATCTCCTAAATGGAATATTTCTGTAATATTATGTTTTTCAATATACGGAAAAAATATATTTTCAAAATAATCCAGACAATGATTTAAAAAATAAGAAGAATCATTTCTGATTCCGAAATGTGTATCGTTTATTATTGCAATTTTCATTCAAAGTATCTTCTTTTAAGTTTTTTTCTTTTGGGAGATTTTTTGGAAGATTTTGGTTTTTTATTTTCCATTTTTTCTATATCTTCGTCCGTTAAAACATTAAATTTTTTATAATCACTATTATACTCTTCAAAATCTTTTTCTTTGATCCAATGTGTAAGTTCTCCATCTTCATCATTTAATTTCATGTATTGATATTTAACAAAAGCTTGTTTTTTTTCTTTTTCTATTCGTCTAAGAAATGCATAATAAATTATTTGAGTGAAATAAGAAAACGGATTTTTAGATTTTCTTGGATTAAAATTATGAGCATACAGAATACAATTTTCCACTCCGTCTCCGATCATTTCTTCTCTGAACGGATAATTCATAAAATTAGGACGATACGAAAGATGTTCTGCAATCTTTAAAAAACACTCTCCAATATATTCAGTTATCGGAGGTTTGGCGGATTTGGATTTTTCTGCTAATTTAATTTGCTTTTTCCACTCTTTCATAGCAACAAGAAACTTGTCATTATCTATATACTGTTTTAATTTTTTTTCTATACTAATAGACTCTTGTTTTTTTATTTTTTTCATAGTATATAATCCTTGTGTCCATTATAACAATATTTCAAATTATTGCAACTAGATGCTTGACACTTTTAAAGATTTCTTTATAATCCTCTGTGTAGGTTTTCAATGTTCTTTTGGCTCAGTAATCATGAGCCTTACTGATAATCATCACTATTAGGATTAGAGTTCCAATCTGTTGGTTTATTGCCGAAGTCTTGTCTGTGTCGCTCATCCCCAGTCCATTTGAGTTTTCGTTTAACTTCTTTGGCAATTTTGTTAATGTCATTAACATTGATTAAACCAGATTCCATTAAATCGATCATTACTTCTGGCGGAAATAATAGACTCATTTGAACCATTGGAATACTTTTAGACTTTCTTTTGTCTTTGGGCGGAAAGAGTTCATTATATAGATCAGCAGGATTTTTATTAAATTCCTCTGGTGTGGTTCCAGGATCTTCCATCGGATATGCTGCTCCAACCGAACCTGGCATTTCAAACATAGTACTAAACATATCCCTTAGCATATTTTGCATCTCTTCATCGGTCATCTGTGGAGTTTTATTTGAAAGATTTGGATTTTCCTTTTTGACTATATCGGTTTTGATCATATCAGTAGAAGATTGTTTTTTAGGATTCTTGGGAAGAGAAATAGGCTTTTTCTTGTCATTTTTGTTTTGAAGTTCTCGAAGATAGATCTTTTTTGCGTCTTCTGATGGAACAGTAAAAGAAACAATATGATCCAGCGGAATATCTGTTATTTTAGTATCAGTAAGTTTCATCCAATCGTGAATAGTAACTATTTCATGTGTCTGTGCGGTAATAGGATGTACTATTGCTGACATTTTAAATATATGAGGATTTTCGACCGTGTACTTTAATTTTGTTTTTTTAATTATATGGGCAATTACTTCTTCACCACTTTTTAATTTAAACAATAGGCACGTTTTAGACTTCATTAAAGGCCTCCTAAGCGAATAATTCGCTTGTTGTGTAAAAACTTCTCTTTATTATATATAATAATTCGTTCGTCTAGATGACGCAGCGCGTGATTGCGATACCGTTTCCAATGCAGATCGTCTCCGATATCGTATACTGTTACTTTACTTTTGTCTTCTGCCTTTCGCAAACCTCTACCAATAGATTGTAATACTCTGATAACAGATTTGGATGGACTTGTGAAGATTATGTTTTTAATATTCTTGATATTGATTCCAGTAGAACACGTTCCATATGATGCAATAAGTAAACAGTTTTCATTTGTGTTTACTAGTTGTCGTATTTCTTCTCGTTCTTCTGCCGGAGTTTTTCCGCAAATTATAAAAACTTTTTTATGTGAATATGATTTAAGTTTATTGTATAAAGGAATACCATGTTTTTCAACATAATTAAACAGTACTAAAGTATTTCCCTTTACTTTTGAAGCCAATTTTTGTATAAAATCATTACGTAAATCTGAAGAAACTAACCAGTCTATTTCTTCTTGATATTTTGCCTTTTTAACAGTTTCTATATGTTTAGAAGGATATTGAAGTATCAGACATTCAATTTCCAATTGAGAAAGTAGATCTTTATCTATAAGATCTTTAGTTGAAGTAACAGAAAATACCTTACCAAATAATCCTTCTATAACGAGTTTATGAATATCGGTGCCATCTAATGTTCCTGTCGTTCCTATGCGGTATGGACAATTTTCTAATTTAGTCATTATTGATGTCAATGATTTTGCTTTAAATAAATGACATTCATCACCAACTATTACTTCGAATTGATCAAAAAATTCTTTAGATTCTTTGTATATACTTTGCCAGGTAGAAATAACTATTCTTTTAGATGTTTGTTTAGACTGCCCGGAATATATTACATGACACTCTGAGTCAATTTTTCCATTAGAGTAATCTTTAAAATCATGTAACATTTGTGCAACAAGACCAGTCGTAGGAACAACAACAAGTATTTTTTTATGTTGTGGTATCGTTTGAAGGTAATATCGGATTAAAGAATATATGATAAGAGATTTACCACTGCCAGTAGGAGAAACCAATAACAATCTTCTTTTTTGAATAGCCTCTTGAATTGCATCTATTTGATGCGAATACAAAGATATTGGTTTTTTGTTTGAATACAGAACTAAAGACTTGATAAACGTTGATATAGTTTCATTGTCTATAATTTCTGTAGAATAAAAAGGATGAAATTCGGCTGCATAATTTCTGTCTTTAAGAAATAAAAACAGATGATCTAATAAACCACGATATAGATAACCGTTAATTAGATTAAATAATCTAATCTTGCCGTCCCATATTCTATTTTTATAGGCAGGAGTATATTGAAAATTAGGAACTCGAAATGTAAAATAAGAACTGAGTTCTTTTGCAATAGATTTTTCGCAATCTATTTTGATATATACAGAATTTAATTCTGTTATTTTAACCATTAAATGCCTTGAGTGAACTTAATCCAGTCTAGTGCAGCTCGAATATTCCATATTTTATTTGCAATAAGCTTAACACTATTTTCTAAATAATAAACTTTTTCTCGTTGTAGTGTGCATTTGTTTTCTAAAGTAATAATATCAGTATCACTTGATATAAATCTATCTAAATCTGTCTTAAGCAAAGATAATTCAAATGTTTCCCAATTTCTATCTTTGAGTTGTTCTTCTGACATTTTTCCAGAATAATATAACCACTTGTCTCTGGCAAGAATCTTTAAATCTGACTCTAATTTAGATAAAGTTAGTTTTTCGTCTGTCAGTAAACAAAGATATTTGTTGTGTAATTGAGGCAAAATTGTGGCCTCGTTGTTAAGATTCGAGTTATCAATCAAGACATCTCGATCTAGCATAGTACGTATATCTTCTAGTTTCATCAAATTAAGTATACCATAATGTAAAAGATTGTCAATTACTCTCCAACAGATCCTGTAGAACCTGCAACAGATCCCGATAAATCAAATACCTCGTAATGAGTAAAGGCAAAAGAAGCCTCTGCCAGGATAGGTTCTGCGTCTTGTGTAGAACTGTCAAAATTTACTCCACTAAGAGAAACTGGAAAAATATTATAACAATCTACTCGAAGAATAGGATTATAAGAACTGTTTAAAATATGAATAGACGCATTAGAAACTTTATCAGATTCTTTAAGATCTTCTTTACATCCAGAATATATTCCTATTCCTTTGAGCCAATTAAATATTTCTAACCAATTTTTAAAATTTTCTTCTACCAGAAATCCTACACTTAAATTATCAATAATATACCTGGTTCCGGGTCTTCTGATTTCTATTCCTGTAGGATTAGACTGAATAGATTCACCAAATCCAATAGAAGGAATATTAATTCGTTGACAAAAATGTGTTAGTCTTGGACATCTTCTTAAATAAAATAAAAATTTATTTGTAGTTAAATAATTATTAGTACCGGGTTTGATATTGGGTATTTTCAATTCGGCAGAAAGATTATTTAAAATTGATTGTGGAAGTGTCATTAGTCCGAGATTTGATTAGTTGTATTAAGGTTGTTGAGCTTGTATAGGTTGAATTACGATAGTTGGAGTCTCATTATCATTGGTTACGAAATAAATTCCAGGGCTTTGTTGAATATCAGATTTTGTTATATCTCCTATAAATTGTTCGTGTGTTATTCCATTTGCTATTATATCGACTCTACCTGGGCGAATATAAAAATTCGAAAACCACGTCTCTAGAGCCTGACCCTGCCAATCGATTTTTACAGGAGAAGGAGTTATTCTCCATATATGTCTTCCTGTGAACGGACCTGTTGTTACTTTTGCACCAGTTAATACGTAATTTTCAAAAGAATCTTCTAAAACCAATTGATCCATTTTTACTATTCTACCGTCACTACCAGTAGATCCACTTTCTGCCCATGTTGTACCATTAGTATCAAATTTTCCGAGTGGAACTAATTGTCCTCCTCCAGTTAAAGTATTTACATCTTTTAGTATTTTTTCTAATAGCAAACAGGATCTAACATTGATGAAGTCCTGATTCATAAATACTGCTATTGTTTTTGCGCCGTGCAGTGCAAGATGATGTATTAATTCTCTATAAAACTCATCAACCAGAGGAGCATCAATCCAAGGAAAGAATTTTTTATGACCCATAGGATCAGACCGCATAATTCCTCGTACTATTTGTAAAAGCGTAGTCATAGAAGCATATCTATGGGCTATAGATACTTTATGACGTACATTCAGATTATTAAACTCTGCCTGGGTGAAAGTTGGTCCAGTAATTCCAACAAACCCATTGCTTGGCCATCGAGCTAATTGATATGTTATTCCTTGCTGAGGAGGATCTATTGTTATGCCGTTTAATCCCATAACAGGAGCTGAGGCTAGATGATATATTTTATATTTTTCTAAAGGAACAGTAGCAGACTTTACGTATCCTAATCTGTACGGCCATCCGTCATTCAAGCCAGTAAATCCACCAAAATTATTATGACCATTATTGGAAAATATCCCCGGATTTGGAAATAAAATATTTTTATTTCCTGAGTACAAAACTGGACTATGCATAGAATTTCTTCCAGATAATTTATACATCAATTCTGCTGCATTAGAATTAACAAGATATATGGACTCTTCTGCATCTAAATCGTAACAATCGTAATGAACGAATGTTATTCCATTGGGATACTCTATTAATCCTTGCGTCGATTTAACAGAAAATGCATCATACGAGTATTGCGATATTTGTATGTCTCCGATTAAACAATCCCATGCAGGACGAAATACATGTTGTAAAGACCATGCCCATGCATCACCAGAATCGATGATTGAGGGCTTAGTCATAAACTGATTTTTAAAGAAATGGGTGGCTTGTTGATCATCCCATGTGATCTGAGAAGAAAGATTATGAAGAGTTCGAAGTCCTCCGCCGTATGGACTCCAAATAACATTGAAGTAAAATATATTAGTGTCATCAATTTTTATGTCAAATCCTGGCCATGCATCACTTACCCAAGCTGTAGCAGGCAACCAGATTTTAGTTTCTCCTGACGGACTTGTATACCCCCGAAACGAACCTTCTATTTTTATTTCGTGAGTAGTTCCTTTAAGGTATTGACCACTCCATCCCTTAAAAAAATTGATTATTGAATCAACACTAGGAATTGTACTACTAGAAATTTCGTTGTTGAAACTAGTACCACTGAAACCAGCTATCCAGGCATCTCGCAAATCATTATATCGTTTTACAAATAAAGCACCTAAAGTTATTCCACCTAAATGAGTTAATCCTTGAGTATTCCATCTAGGATCGTTCAGAATATTTCTAATAGAATTTCCGTTAGGATTTTTGGTAGACTGATAATAACTACTTGTAGGGTTTCCATTATTCCACCATGTTATTCCACTCGTCCAGTTTGACGGCCGAGAGGCATTCGAATCGGGCCACGGGGGGATTGAACCATCGAAGTTAGCGTGACCTTTTATGCCAGGCAAAGGATGATCTTTATCTGGTATATAATTAAGTTTCTCTCCATAGAGATTGAAGGTAGGATCAATAGTTTCGTTATGATCGCTTAAGCCAGTACCAACAATGAAGGATTCATTGAGATATTCGTCATCCACGACAATATAAGATAAAGTAATCCCCATCTCTGTTGATAACGTTTGCAAACAAGTTTTAACTGATTGTGCTGTGGTGTCTGCACTGTTATCTTGCCATGGACTGCTTACTCGTAGACTTTGATTGCGTGGTCCCAGTCCAGTAGTTCCTTCTGTTAGTGAAGAATACCAATAACTTCCTATACGGTAGTGGCTTATTCTGTTTTCATGACCCCTGACATTAATAGCTCTCTTAGATGTAGGATGAGCAAATTTAAATCTTCTAAAATCCATTAATTGATATGTTATTCCTGTCGTCAAATTGAGGTTTGTTATATCAGTTTGTTCGTTTTGAATCGCCTGTGCAATATATTGAACGAATTTATCTTTTGATGGATAAAGAAATCCAAACTGCTTTAAATGATTTCCACTTATTTCATTCGATTGTTCTGGAATTATTTGTATAGCTTGATTATTTACCATGAATTCGTTTTTTGTAGTATTGCCGTCAGGATTATCCTCTCCAGGTGTATTTTGCTTTTTTAAGAAATGATACGATACAACTGGAGCAATCAAATCATTCCAATAATAATTATCTATTGTGGGACCAGTCAGCCGCAGTTCACGTCGTATTAATCCGTTATCATTCGTTACTCCGATCAAAGTTACTCCGGCTTCGGTTGTTAGCTCACGCAAGAATGCATATCTTTGATCAGTTGAAACTCCGGTTTCAGGATCAATAGTTTGTAGCAGTGGTGTAAAGGCTTGATTCGTATTAAAAAAAGTACGAATAAATGTTGCACCGGGCATTTGGCTGGTCATATGAGGAACATTAGCCAAGAGTGAGTTGGACCAATCATCATCTGCAACTACGGATTCTCCGAGATAGGGATTATTTATCGTCGCTCCATTTATTAATACCCTAGGGAAAGGATGAGACTCTATATAACGTTTAGTATTAGGATTATCATTTTTTAACCATTGCCAAAAATTCCACCAAGCTTGTTGGAGCTCTGGGCTTTGTTCGAAATTTTCTGTACCTGCTTCTGAATTAATATAATCACCTTGCGTTGGACCCGGTGCGTCTACAATAGCATCAAATGCAATACCACATCCAGCGTTAATTATAGGTTGAACCGACTGTTGAAGACGTTCAAAAGGATTGTCTATTGAATTCCATCGATTTATGTAATTTGTATACGACACACCGTATAAGCTAGGTTTTGCAAGACTACCGATATAAACGATTAAATCGATTGGTTCATTTGGCTTAAACCAAGCATTTGGTCCCGTGGTCCAACTGTTCCATGTGGATGAATCCAAAATTCCCTGTTGACCAGTTGTTAATGCCTTAAATACTACTTCAAAATCAGTTGTCAACCGAGGCATTGCGATATTTTGTGTAATACCACTGATTGTTAATCCATCCTTAGCATTTAAAAACTGATCTACTTCATATATTAATCCTTGGGATTTACCTGCTTTTACTCTTCCAAATGGACTATGAAAATAAAATTTTCGACAACCCCATCTGTACCAGTTTTCAAGAGACCATGGATTAAGTGTGGGGCTGTAGGGGTTGTACCAGTCTTCTAGTTTTATAAATCTTTTCCAATCAAAACTTTCAGTTTCACCACCCCACTGAACTGCTCGTTTATCCGAATTATCTTGTGGTGTATCGCTATCAAAACCAAACCAAACTCTAAATTTATCTTGAAATAGCTGCTCTGCTGTTGCTAAATATAATGAATCTACGTTATTGTCGGTCAAATCTGAATCGGTTATGAAAGACCTCATAAATGG